CTGGGGCTCTGGTCGTGAGGTTGCATTGGGCGCGCTCGCTATGGGCGCCGATGCCCGGCGTGCTGTTGAGGTCGCAAGTAAGCACGTGCATTCATGCGGCCTCGGTGTTGATGCCTTCGAACTGGTGACCGGCGACGTGATCCAGTGGAAGCAGATCAAGCGCGCCTAGAATCATTTGTTCCTAAATCCAAGAGCCCGCCTTGAGCGGGCTTTTTTGCTTTGAGATGCGCATCGCATGAGCAGGATTCGAACCTGCGAAACGGCAGCCTGCTGCGGCCTATCTGCGCGTTGACTCCGCTGTTACCTCGGCGCGCGCCGGCTGATCCACTGCCGGCAATGCATGCGATGCGCGCGTGATTGTATCGAATTCCGCCCGCACTGGCGTTCAGTGCATCACATGAGTAGAGTATGTCCGACGAATCGCTAGCCCCAGCGCAAGAGGGCACGGCCACACCGGCCGCGGCAGCTTCCCCAGCTTCCGATCAGGTGACTTCGGGTGCCACTCCGACAGGTGGCGCAATCGCCGATGCTCCAGACGGCGCGAGGCCCAGCCGGGCCCAGGAGCGAATCGAGGAACTGAGCGCACGAGCTAAGGCCGCACAAGAGTACGGCGAGTTCTACCGTCAGCGCTTCGAGGAACTGCAGAAACAGCAAACGGCTGCACCCGCTCCGGCTCCGGTCCAGGAAACACCTGATCCCGAGCCCGATCCTGATGAGTTCGACGACCCGAAGGCGTACACCAAGGCATACACGGCCTGGTACGACAAGCGGGCCGAGAAACGCATTCAGACGATGGCCCAGCAGGCGCAGAAAGATGCTGAGACTGCCGCCGAAAGGAAACTTGCGAAGGCCGCAGAAGAGCAGCGCCTAAAAACGCTCAACGATGGCTTCGGGCTGCGTCAGCAGGAGTTCGCGGAGAAAAATCCGGGCTACTGGGATGCGATTCGAAACCCCGCGTTGACGTTCTTCAACGGTGACTTTCTCGACGCCGTCAAAGGCAGCGAGATGGGTCCGCAGATTGCGTTTCACATCGCCAAATCGCCGCAACTCGTGGCGAGACTGGCGGGCAAGTCGGTTCCTCAGCGCCTCGCCGAACTCGGCCGCATCGAAGCCGAGCTCTCGCGTCCAGCTCCTCCCCCGAAAGTCACCGCTGCGCCGGCCCCGCCGACGCCAATCGGTGGTGGGCAGGGCGGCGAGGTCGATCCTTCCAAACTAACCATCGACGATTGGATGCAACATCGCACGAAACAACTCTTGGCCAAACGCCAGGCGCGATGAGGGATCGGTGCAGCTCCATTTAGGAGCTGTACATGTCGAATACGACACTCACTGTCGATCAAATCACGCGCGAATCGCTGCGCGTGTTGCACCAGAAGCTTCGCTTCGTTGGCAGCATCAACCGAGGCTATGACAACCAGTTCGCGCAGGAAGGCGCGAAAATCGGCGACACGCTGCGCATCCGGCTGCCGAATCAGTACACGATTCGAACCGGCCGAACGCTCAGTGTTCAGGACAACGTCGAGCGCAACGTGACGTTCCAGATCAGCAACCAGGCTGGTGTGGATATCAACTTTACGTCGAGCGAACTGACTCTGTCGCTGGATGACTTCAGCGAACGCATCATCACGCCGGCCATGGCGACGATCGCTGCGTACATCGAGTCCACAGTCTGGACCGCGCGCTACAAGGACGTTTACAACCTCGTCGATCAGGACGGGATTGCACCGTCGCTTCGCACGGTGCTGCTGGCGAAGAAGAAGCTGGACGACAACCTGGCACCCGAGGATGAGCAGCGCACGACGTTGCTGTCCACGACGCATCAGGTCGGTCTCGTCGACTACATCAAGGGCTTGTTCAATCCCCAGGACACGCTCTCGATGCAGTACAAGGAAGGACGCATGGGCAAGACCGCCATGTCTGACTTCTTCCAATCGACGCACGTGTTGGATCACACCACGGGAACGGCCGTGCAGGGTGACACCCTGTACAACGTGAACGGAGCGAGCCAGACGGGCGCTTCGCTGACGGTGAACACGGGAACGACCACGTTCCTGAAAGGTGACGTCATCACGATCGCCGGTTGCAACCGCGTGCATCCGGAAACGAAGGTGGACACCGGTGAGCTTCAGCAGTTCGTCATCACTGCGGACTCCGGCGCTAACGCGACGTCACTTTCGATTTCTCCGAGCATCATCACCAGCGGTGGGGCGCAGAATGTTTCTGGGTCCCCGACGAACGGTGGCGCGATCTCGAAGATCGGCGCGGGCGCAAGCGGGCTGCTGACGAGCTCGATGCAGTATCACAAGGACGCATTTTGCTTCGGTACCGCGGATTTGATCCTGCCGGAAGGCGTTTCGTTCGCGGCTCGCGAGGTGTACGACGGCATCAGCATGCGCATTGTTCGAGCGTACGACATCAACAACGACCAGCACCCGTGTCGTATCGATGTCCTGTTCGGCTCGGCGACGTTGCGTGCGCAGTTGGCCACTCGCATCCACGCTGACGGTTAATAGGAGACACACATGTCGATCAATCAATTGGGTGACGGCAACCCGGATGGCGCCCAGCTTCCGAATACGAAGATGGGGTTCTTCGGCGCGACGCCGGTTGCTCGGCCGAGTGTGACGTGGCCGAACACGGCGACGGCGACGACCGCGCTGAACGAAACCAAGGTGAACCGGCTGATGACTGCGCTGGTCAACCTTGGCCTGATCGTAACCACGTGAGGGCTGCGCCATGCCAAAAGAGGAAACATTTGGTGTGGCGACGTCCCATGTTAAATCCGACGTGCTCCAGCATCGAACTGGGGGCACCGCCGGATTCTTTGGGACGACGCCGATCACGCGGCCGAGCGTCACGTGGCCCAATACCGCAACAGCAACGACGACATTGAACGAGACGAAAGTGAATCGTTTGATGACTGCGTTGGTGAATCTTGGGCTGATCGTTACAACCTAACCGAGGAGGGCGTCGAGAAATCGGCGCCCTTTTTCATTGAGCAATCTTTTCTACGACGAAGGTCGCCCGGCGACTGGAAAGAAGGTGATGTTGGCAACGCCGTGCTATGACACGCCGGCTGCAGCATACTCATTCTCCATTTCTCGCAGTCGGGAAGCCTTGCATCAGGCTGGGATTCAAACGGCCTACCTGTTGTTGCAGGGGCTCTGTCACGTGGATGACGCGCGGAATGCGATTGTTCGCAATTTCCTGGAGTCTGATTGCACTGATCTAATGTTTCTTGATGCAGACAATGATTGGGAGCCGAGCGCCATCGTTCAGCTCTGCCAGCGAGATTGCGACATCGTCGGTGGTGTGTATCCGTATCGTCGAGAGGGTAGCGAAGAGATGCCCGTGCGCCTTATGGGCGGCCGAACGCAGGCCGTTGATGGTCTGCTAGAAGTCGACGGTCTCCCGACCGGATTCATGAAGATCAAGCGACACGTGCTTGAGACAATGGCCGCAGTTGCTCCGAAGTACTTCGACAAAGTTTATGAGACGGCGCTGGTGTTCGACCGGCCGACGCCGGGCGCAGACAAGACCCGATGGGGCGGCGACATCGATTTCTGTAACCGCTGGCGCGCGATGGGCGGGAAGCTCTATGCGGATGTTGAGATTCGGCTTGGTCACACGGCGACGATCGTTCTACGCGACAGCCTGGGCTCGCATATTCGCCGTATCTCGGGCACAACATTGGCTCATGTGATCCCACGTGTCCGATCCGGCATCGAAACCGAATCCGACTACAACGAAGCCTTCAAGTACGGCGGAAACAACTATGCAGCCGATCCTGGCGTGCTGGCGTTGGTGACCGGCATCGCTCGTAAGTGCCGCGGGCCGATCATTGAGACCGGCTCGGGATTGTCGAGCGTCTTTATGGGCGCTGTTGCTGAAGGGCAGAAGGTGTATTCGCTCGAGCACATCGATCACTACGCGGCGCAGACACTCGCATGGTGTGAAGAGGCTGGCGTCTCGAATGTTGGTCTCTGCTGTGCGCCGCTGAAGGATTGGTGGTACGACATCGAAAAGTTTGATCTTCCCCGAAAGTTCGCCTTTGGCTTTTGCGATGGGCCGCCGCGGATGTATGGAACGCGGATGCAGTTTTTCGAGAGGCTTGCGCCCCGCTGCAGTGTGATCCTGGTTGATGACATCAAGACTGACATGACCTACCTGCGCAATGTCCACGAGTGGGCCGCGCAAAATGGGATGGTCGTGCAGATCCTCGGCCGCGCCGCGCTGATCACGCGGGTCGATGCCTTTAGGGAAGCTGCATAAGTGGCCACACCCACGGCACAAGCCGCGTCGCAGATCATTGCCGACGCGCTCGTAGCCATTAACGTCATTCGCTCGGGACAAACACCAAGCGCTGCAGATCAAGCTTTCTGCATTCGCCGGATGAATCAAATGATGGCGCTGTGGGAGGGGGAGGGTCGGAACATTGGGTATATCCCGATCGGGACCGAAACCGCCGTGCTCACGGTACCGGATGCCGCGATCCTTGGCATCGTCAACAATCTCGCGATTCATATCGCGCCATCATATGGCGCTTCTGTTCCAGCTGAGATTGTGGCGCTGGCCATGAGTGGGCTTGCGACGATCGACAAGCTGACGGCGAAGGAAGTGATCATGGACACGGATCTGCAGCCCTCGGCGGATCTCAACGCGCCGTTCAACGTGAATACGGGCTAGCGATGTCAGGACTTCCTCTGCCTGTCCACAGTTACCAGCTGAGGTCCAGGCCGGCCAGTTCGTCGCGCATCGTTAACTGCTTCGGCGAAAAGCTCCCGCCTGGTGCAAAAGCTCCGTACGCACTCGTCAGAGCGCCCGGAATCTCCGCGTGGACGACGGTTGGCAATGGTCCCATCGTCGCCATGCATAAGGCGCTTGGATATCTATGGGTGGTCTCAGGCAGCGAGCTGTACCGGGTGGATTCGAATGCAACGTCAACGCTGATCGGCAATGTTGGCCTGTCAAGCCGCATCGACATCGCAAACAACATCACGACCATCGTCATCGTAAATCAGCCGAACGCGTTCTACTACGACACGACCACCTCGACGTTTGGTCAGATCACGGATCCAGACTTCACGGCCAGAGGCGCGGCGGATGTCGAGTTCCTGGACAACTACCTGCTATTCACCGAGCCAAACTCGGGCCGGTTCTTCGGCTCGGATGTTGGATCCGCGACGTCATTTAACTCACTGAACTTCGCGACGGCAGAAGGGTCACCAGATAACCTCGTTGGTCTCAAAGTCGACCATCGTCAGGTGCTATTGCTCGGCGAGGAAACGATTGAGGTGTGGGAGCTGGTGGGCGGCGGTGGGTTTCCCTTCGCGCGTGCCGCCAATGGTTTCATCGAGCAGGGCTGCTTCAACGCCAGTACAGCAGCCAAGCAGGACAACAGCGTCTTCTGGCTGGCGCAGGACTACACCGTCAGGAGATTGGATGGCATCACGCCGGTCAGGGTGAGCCAGACGGGAATCGAGCAGGCGCTGGGATCTGTCACCGTTGGGTCCGGACAGGCTTTCGCGTACTCGCAGGAGGGACACCTGTTCTACGTCCTGCAGTTTCCGGAGCGCACCTTTGTTTACGATGCAACGACGAAGGAATGGCACGAACGGCAGACATACGGCTATCCCTACTGGTTGGCCTGGAGCCATGCGCAGTTCGCCGGCCGTGAGCTCGTCGGCGATGTGTCTAGCAATCGAATCGGCTACATCTCGCCAACGACCTATACCGACTGGGGCACGATTCAGCGCATGGAGTGGACCTATCAGCCAGTCTATGCCGAGGGCAATCGCGCGTTCCATGTTCGGCTTGAGGTGGGTTTGGAGACCGGCGTTGGATTGACGAGCGGTCAGGGTTCCGATCCCGAGATGATGATGGAAGTATCGGATGATGGCGGCCGCACGTTCGAGGCGCTGCCGAACCAGAAGATTGGCAAGATCGGCGAGCACGACCAAAAGGTAATCTGGACTCAGCTGGGGTCGTCCTACGACCGTGTGTACCGCGGCGCTGTTTCCGATCCGGTCCCAGTGACGCTCACCGACACGCAGTTAGAGGCGCGTGGGGCGCGTCCGTTCACACGGCGGGCCGCCTGATGGGACTGCGGGTATTCGTTGCTGTACCGACCGACATACGCGACTGGACGCGTTATCTGCGTCAAGTGGTGCATGAATTCCTGAAGCTCGAAGACGGCGCGAATAAGTCAATGGGTGTGGCGACACTTGTTGCTGGCACGGTCACGGTGTCGAACACGCGAGTGCAGGCCAACAGTCGCATCTTTCTGACGGGTCAGAATTCAAGCGGCACGCATGGCGAGTTGGCAGTGAGTGCTCGCGCTGCCGGCACGAGTTTCACGATCACGAGCTCCAATGCGGCGGATACGAGAGATATCGCGTGGATGATCATCGAGCCGGCTTGAGCGGCATTGACCTAATCAACGCCGGTGTCGTTGTTGTTGACGACTTTACGCCGCACATCGATGCAGTCCGCCAGAGCGCTCTAGCAAGCGGTTTTGGCACATGGCGCCCGAATAAGGGAGAAGTTGGATCATCCATTTACGATGGAATGAATTTCTGGGGCGATCACGCGACGATGATTAGCGCACTGTCATCTCACATGGGGCGCGCGGTGATCCCGAATAGCATGTTTTTTCGCGTGACGAACAAAGATACCGAGGCCGCCTACGTCCATAGTGACAGAGAGGCTGGGCAGTACACATGCGTAGTGTATCTGAGTGATCACGGCGACGATCAAAGTGGAACGGGGTTCTACCGTCACCGGGAGAGCGGGGCGGTCTGCATGCAATCGTTCGAGGAAATGGCACGCGACCCGGCTTCGTTCGCGCGTTTGAAAGAGCAAATGGTGACCGGCTCAGACGAGGATTGGGAGCAACTTCGCTTCGTGAATGGAAAGTACAACCGCGCGGTGATTTTCTACGCACCGTTGTTTCATGCGCGATGTCCGCGCTACGGATTTGGCGATACGTCTGAGGATGGACGAATGGTCTGGGTTAGCCATTTTTACGTTGAGGCGGGAGGGTAGCGCGGTGGCGGAAATCTGGGGGGCAGTCATTGTCGGTGCCGCAACGATAGGCAGCGCTGCCTACTCGTCGCGCCAAGCCGGCCGAGCGGCCAACGCGCAAGCGCATGCTGGTGATGCCGCCATCGGCGAGCAACGGCGCCAATTCGATACGCTGCTCAATCTCACGGCGAACGAGCGTGCGATCGGAAATCAGGCGCTCAACGCACTCGGCAGCATCTACGGTTACACGCCAGCGGTAGGTTATGCGAACGACGAATACACGGGCCTCACACGCACAATCTCACGCGAGCCAATGCTCGTCGGTGATACCGAGCTGCCGCCTGGCACGACAACCAAGGAAGTGGGCGGCGGGTGGTATGAAGTCTGGCACGGTGGCCAGCGTATCGGCACGTTGCGGCCCGGTGGCCCTAACGGTCGATTCATCAACGACACCGGTGCAGACATCAACGCGCTTTGGAAGGATTGGGAAGACACACAGCGCATCGTTGCTGGTGGCCGAAGCCAGGGCGGCACGAGCGGTGGGAATCAGTTAGCTGGCCCAGACTACTCGGCGTTCTACCAGTCTCCCGATTACCAGTTCCGGCTCAACCAGGGCTTGAATGCCGTCCAAAACAGCGCGGCTGCTCAGGGTGGCTTGTATTCGGGCAACGCGCTACGCGGAATCAACGAGTTCGCTCAGGGCTCTGCTGCCAGCGAGTTCGGCAACTACGTGAACCGCCAACTCGCACTCGCTGGCATGGGTCAGGCAGCAACGACACAAGCAGGCAACGCCGCGATGACGACGGGCACAAATGTCGGCAACCTGCTGCTTGCTAACGGCAATGCGCGGGCTTCCGGAATCATTGGGCAAGCCAATGCGGTCACCGGCGGTGTCAATGATCTGGCGTCGCTCTATGGCATGTACCGCGGTGGTTATTTCAATCGGGGCGGCGGTGGTTACAACATCCAATCCCCAGATGCTTGGGGTGCACTGGACAGCGCGATGGCCGGAGGGCCCTGAGAATGGCTGAGATCCGACCAGTCCAAATCGCCGGCAACCTGCTGGCCGGCTACCAGGGTGCGCAACAGATTCAAGCCGAGCAGCAAGCCAATCAACTGCGCAGTTTGCAACTCCAGCAGGGCCAGCAGCAGATTCAGCGGGATGAGCAATTCCGCAACGAGCTTGGCTCGTATCTTCAGGGCGGCACCAATGCGCTCGCGGCGATGTATCAGGCTGATCCTGAGCGGGCAATGCAGGTGCAGACGTTCCAAACGCAGCAGAATCAGTTGGCGAGACAGCGGAATATCGAACTATCGAAGCAGGCGTATGCGCAGGCACAAGGCGTGATCAATTCCGAAGCGCCGGCCGACTATTTTCGTGTGCTCATGCCGGACAAGGCGGAGATGTTCGCGAAGCAGATGGGCAAGACCGCCGACGACCTGACGGACGAGGAAGCGCTCTCGATAGCGCAGAAGGTCGCTTCCATTGCAGGCGCGCAGGCTGGACTGTTGCCCGAATTCACGCAGCCAGAGGCCGGGCAGTCGGGCGGTAAGGACGTATTCTTCCAGACCGACAAAACGAGCGGGCGCACGCGCGTACTTGATGGAGTAAGTCCGAGGCCGCAGAAGCCATTGGTGTCGGTCAACACAAGTGAAGAGAAGGCCGAAGCCAAGAAAGTTGGCGAGGGCATGGGCGAGATTTATATCAACCTGCAGAAAGCAGGTTCAGCCGCCCCGACAAAGCTCGGCAAGCTTGATCGGATGGAGCAGCTGATGGAAGGCGTCAGTACCGGAAAGCTAACGCCAGCGATGACGCAGGTCGCGACGATCGCCGATTCGTTGGGATTCAAGATCGATCCGAAGCTGGGTCCAAAGCAGGCGCTGGAGGCGCTGTCAAACGAAATTGCGCTGGATCTTCGCAATCCTTCCGGGGGTGCCGGTATGCCAGGTGCTATGTCCGATAAAGATCGAGAATTCTTGTTATCAATGCCGCCGGGTCTGTCCAAAACCAAAGAAGGGAACAAGCTCATTATTCAGACCGCACGCGCGGTCGCGAAGAGAGAGCAGGATGTTGCGAAACTTGCGCGCGAATATCGCAAAAAGAATGGCTCGCTCGACGAGGGATTTTATGACGAGTTGGCGGACTTCAGCGCGTCGAATCCCCTATTCGGCAAGCGCGGTACGCCGGTGACTACCCCTGATGGCTGGATCATCACGGAGAAGCCGTAGTGCCTGAGTTCACGGTGACCTCGCCGGACGGCAAGACGTATGTCATTGCTGGCCCAGAAGGATCCACGCAAGCCCAGGCGTTGCAGAAGGCCATCGAGCAGCACAATCGCACGCTGGGCGATTACCAACTCTCTGAGGCGGCGAGCTCGCTTGAGAAGTCTCGAGCGATCGGAGCGCTGAATCCTGACGTATATGGAAACATCGTTGCTGCTGGCGAACCGGAGATCGATCCCTATGCACTGCATCGCGGTCCGTCGATACCGACAGACAAGGCCAACTTCGGGGCATCGGTCAAAGCAGGTGTGATTGCCGATCCGGAAACACAACGCCGCGAGATTGCAAAATCACTATTCCCTGACGATCCGAACGGTGCTCAGCGAGTCGGGTTTATCGATGGCTCGCCTGTCTATGTTGACGATCAGGGGCAGTTGAAGCGCGTCTCTCCATCGATGGTCAAGTTCTTGGCGGAGAGCACAGCCAACATTCCCGAGGCCGTGGGAGCCACAGTTGGATCATTCGCCACAGGCAACCCGATTTCCGGAGCGGCTGTTGGCGGCGCGGGTGGTCGAGCAGCAAAGCGACTTGTAAGCGAAATGGTGTTCGATGAGCCGGCAACGCCGCTCAGTGTTGCAAAGGAGATGGCCACGGAGGGAGCTGTAAATCTCGCGGCCGGCGCGCTTGGTAAAGGTATTGCGGCATTCTCGGGCCGAGGCCGCATCATCGACTTCTCGCCACAAAACGTACGCACGGCGGAACAGGCGCGGGCGTATATCAAACAATCGACCGGCATCGATCTGGATCTGGCGCAGGCATCAGGTGACCGAAAGTTGTTGGCCCTGCGTGACTATGCGGCCACCTATCCAGGTCGCACGGCTGAATTGATTCAGGCAGCTGACGAAGCCACGGCCGGACAACTCGATGTGGCTGTTAATCGGGTACTCGACAGCATCGCAAAGTCTACCCCCTCGGAGATCGCCGGCAAGCAAGGCATGAATGCTGCGCAGTTGGTGATGCGCGCGGTACGCGGCGCAGTACAAAAGGAGGTCGATCCGCTCTATAAAGCTGCGTATGCCGCTGTTCCGGTTGTTGATAGGACGACGAAGCAGGGTGAGCACATTCTCGATTTCCTGAAGCTGCCGTACTTCAAGGAAGCATTTTCGGCGGGCCAAAAACTGAGAGCACTTGAAACCGGATCGGCTGCGCAGCCAAGTCGCAAAGTTACCGAGACACTCACGAAGCAGACAGATGAGGCCATTGAGCGCGCTCAGACAACTGTCCAATCCACCCCGACGGGTGCGCGAAAGGTAACGTCGAGGCTGACAACGGAAAACAGGCCTCGGGAAACCGCCGATGGTGTCCTGACTCGACGCGATGAAACTGTTCACACAGACATCACTGGCCCGAGCCTCGCCGAGCTCGATTATACGAAGCGAGCGCTCGATGAGCGTATCGAGGCGTTGAAATTGGCTGGGCAGCGCCAGCGCGCTGCTGCACTGACGGTCAAGCGCAATGAGTTCGTGGCAGCGCTGGATGCACTACCGAATCAGCAGTGGCAAGCCGCGAGAAAAAAATACGCGGAGCTTGCCCAGTCCAGCATCGAGCCCATGGAGAATGGCATTGTCGGCGTGCTGGCTGGCATCGAAGACCCGCTGGCCTCGCGAGCAGCGGTGAAGATTTTCTCCGATCCAAACGTGACTCCGCAGGCGATCGCGCTTGCCAAGACCGCGCTGGAGAAGCAGAGCCCCGAAGCATACGCCGGGTTGGTCCGGCAGTACCTAGCGCACAACTGGAACAAGGCGCTTAAAGAAACTCAGAGTGGCGATGTCATCAATCCAGCTGGCAAGTTCCGGCAAGCGCTGTTCGGCACGCCCGCGGATCGCGAGCGCACTCGAGCCATGCTTCCAGCCGGGGCATCATCCGCGTTTGATGATCTGATGCTCGCCATGGAAAAGCTTGCTCGCACGCCGTTGGGCGCTTCACGAGTTGCCGGCTCTCCAACATTCACGCGAGGCGAGATCGACGAACAGCTCAAGGGGCAGGGCGCACTCGTCTTCAAATGGCTTACCAGTCCGCGTAGGTCCATCCAGGAGGCCGCTGAGGACAGGGTGAAGCAACAGAGCATTGTTGCCATTACCGAAGCCCTGCTGGATCCGGCAAAGCGAAGCCAATTGCGTCAGGTTGCGAGGATGCAGCCATCTACTCGGCAGGCGATTTTGCTCGGCTCGATTCTCGGTGGTCAGGCGGTCAAAGTTGCCGCAGATGACTTCACCGTCCCAGATATTGATCCACAAGAATCAACGCAGCAGTGATCGCCACGACAACTGCGCTGGCCTTCAGCCCGCGAATGACCTGGGCGGATGTTGAGCGTTCAATGTTGTCTGGCGGTAGCTTGACCCTTATCCACGAGATGATGGCCGCAATAGGTATTGCGATGACATATGACAGCGGGATCGCAAACAATCCGTTGTCGACCGTTTTTATTGCAAGTGACGTGCCGATGATGAGTTCAGCAGTCAGGAAATAGTTTTTCCATGAATTCCACAGTGGACCGCCAAAGAGGCGGGTTTTTTGTTTCTGAGGAACTGTAGTGCCAGCGTTGTTCACGTTTCCTCTAGTGGTCGCGTTGTCATCGACGAACCAGACCCTGCCTGGGGCCAAGCTTTACTTCCGGCAGTCTGGGAGCAGCACGCCGCAGAACGTCTACCAGGATATCGCGCTCACCGTTCCGCATGCGAATCCGGTCGTCGCCGACGGCGCGGGCGCGTTCCCAGCGATCTACCTGGACCCGTCATTGCCGAGCTACCGGGTGATTCTCACGGATTCGGCCGGTGTAACGCAGCCTGGCTATCCTATCGACGATTACCCGTCAAATCAAAATGCTGGACAAACGTTCAGGCTGAAGGCCACTGCACCAGAGCTTATTTTCGAAGAAACGGACGCTGCTGCTGGGAATCAGAAATGGAGATTGCGGGTCAATGCTCAGCAACTGACGATTGACCTCCTGAATGATGCCGAGAGCGTGGCGACAACAATCGCAACGTTCACGAGAAGTGGGACGACGATATCGGCGGTCAATTTCGCCGCAGATGTACTGCAGAACAATTCGAAAACAGTACTAAGCCGTGATTCGACGAACGCTACAGTAACGCTGACCGGATGCACAACTTCGCCTACTGGCACTGTGAATTGTCAGAAGATTGGCGTTGGCACTGGCGAAGAAGTTGTGATCATCAATATCGATGTCGGGTCACTTACTGGAACATCGAATTCAACGTCAATGACGATCACCGGCATCCCTTCCGGGTATCGCCCAAAGTCGGGCGATTCCGCTTTCGGATTTGTCTATGTCATCGACAATGGAACGGCGAAGGGGGCAAAGGCGACGCTCGATACATCGGGTGTCATGAGCTTTGGTCTGGGTATCGATGGTAGCAGTTCATTCACAAATTCAGGCACCAAGGGGTTGCCGAATCGGTTCGTATTCATGACGGTTTTAGACTGATGACATACCAACTGTTCCAGCTGCCACGCCCCACTGCGATCAGCAACAATCTGACGCTTGTGGCCGGTGCAAAAGTTAGATTCTTTCTCACTGGCACGAACACGCCGACAGACACTTACGAGGACTCTGATCGAACGACGCCGCACACCAATCCTGTCGTCGCGGATGCGGCCGGCAGGTTGCCAGCGGTCTACCTCGACCCGACGATTCAGTATCGCGTGACATTCACCGATGCGGCTGATGTCGAAATCTATCCAGCAATCGACCCAGTTAACGATCAGGTTCTTTCGCAGTCAGTCATCGGCTTACTGCTGTATCCGCGCACGACCGCCGAGATTGCCGCTGGCGTGACGCCTGCGAACTATTTCTTAGTTGAGGGACACGTTGAGAGATATTCAACGTGGGTAAATTCCTCCACTGACTTCACGACCGCATTCCAGAACGTCGCAGCCGTTGCGCGCAACAAGCCAGGGCTGGTTATCCAGTTCACCCCTGGGAGAACGTATGCGACGACTGCGCTTGGTGGCGCAACGCTGTTCAACCTGCAAGGCGCGCGAGGTGTCACCGTCTTCGGTAACGGCGCGAAGATCTCTGCGGGCAATGTGAACTCTGGAATCCTTGAGGTTTTCGACATCAACGGCGCGGAAGACATCCGGATTCACGGAATCCGATACGAGCAGACATATCAGACACTTGACTCGGCCAATGGCGCGCGCTTCTTTCGCATCAGGAATAGTGCCTCGCGCATCTTTATCAGCGACTGTTATCAACTTGGCGGGCTTAGCGGCATCTCATGCATTGGTGACCCGACTACAGGCACGGGCCGCTCGGATCAAATCACTGCGATCAACTGTCGCTTCGAAAAGGTGTATTACCCGCAGAACTTTCAGGTGAGCGGGGATCAGTATTTCGCTCGCGGCATCAAGACGATCAACTGCGGTCGGTCGTATTTCCCCTACAACTGCCGTCAGCACGACGTGCAGATGTTCAGTCAGCCCGGTGGCCCGTTCGATGACGTGCTGTTGAAGGTCTATGCGGATCCGGGCAGCGCATACAACAAGCTGGAGCAGATCAAGCTCGTCTATCACAGTGATGGCCGACACGCCTCTGGTTCGGATCAGTCGGCCGGTCAGGCCATCATCTCGATCGACGCGCAACAAAACACTTCGACCAGCACCGCCGCGCAAATCGATAGCATCGATATCCAGGTGAGCTACGAAGCCGCCGCGTCGCCGACAACCGAGCGGCTGTTTCAGGTTCGCAAATTCACGCATCTCGGTGTGGCGGACACGACGGCGCGAGGACACGTGTTCTCCAACATTCGAATCGGCGGCCGAGTGCGCAGCTGGCAAAACGCCACCGGGCCGGCATGCGTCGATTGGTTCAACGTCGCCGATGGCTACGTGTGGACCGGTGATACGGCAGTAAATTGCTCGGTGGAGAATTTTTACGCCACCGGCAGCGCCGCTCAATCCGGCATCACGATCAACTACCAGCCGTTCCCCGCGGACGCCGGGATCTCCCTCAGCAATGTCTACACCGACATGCAGATCAACCGGGTGAATGCCAACGAGCAGCATTCGTTCGCGGCAGAGCAAGTGGTTTCTGCGACGATTATTTGCGGTGGATACAAATCGTATACCCCGACAGTGACGGGTAGTACCTCGAATCCCACGTTAGGCAATGGCACGGCCACTGGCCGATGGCGGCGCAATGGCGACTGGGTCGATGGATACGTTGAGTTGACGATGGGATCGACCACGAGCGGGGGCGTAGGAAACATCCGGATCAGCCTACCGACGTTAGCGGCCGTCGGGGAGGGCGATCAGATCCTTGGCGGCGCGTTGATACTCGATGCCGGTACGCGCTTCTACACTGGCGTTCCGATCATCGCTTCAAACACGCAGTACCTGGAAATATACGCCGATCAGGGAACGGTCACGTATGCATCGCCATTCTCCTATGCGAACGGCGATAAATACCGCGTCAGCTTTCGCTATTTGACTGCGCCATAACGGCCGAATAGGACTCGACCCCTGAACGTACTGTAGATGATGTCGAGCAATGGGATACGCGCCAGCGCCCTTGCTCGCGGGCTGTTGCGTAGGAACGATTGCTCCACAAACTGCGCATCGCCGAAGTGGCGACGGAAGTAATGCTCGATTTCTCGACGCGGAAGGTAGTTCGTATGCGCGATCAGATACTCGTGATTGGTGCGGGCCCGCTCAAGAGCCGGCATCTCGCGCTGAAACTGATTGCGAATTCCAAGCAGTGACCAGAAGGTCAGCCAAAAGCGCGCGCGAATTACCGTGGCGAGCGGAACGAACACATGAGGCTCGATCGGTATCCAGCGCGACGGGAACATGTGCAGGAATACGCCACCGGGTTTGAGGACACGTCGCAACTCAGCAAGTGAGGTGTCGTAGTCCATGACGTGCTCGAGCA